GCAGCCTGAAGCGCCATTGCCTGACCCGCCATACCAAGCATATTGGGCTGCTGAATGGGCCGGATTCCTAATGGAATGTTTGAATTAATTGCCATGATTTGCCTTTAATTAAGTAAAGCCGCCAGCGGTAGTACCAGGAACAGTATAGTTAGGGTTTTTCTTTTTTAACATATCTAACACTTGGTTCTGATAGTACATATTAGACAAGCCGCTAATGCTCTGATTGATGGCGTTAGCAGAGCCAACTTGACCGGCAGCGAGAGCGTTACCTGCACCCATTGTGTTGGCTGCGGAAGCATTACCAAATCCCGTTAAAGAACCAGTTACTTGACCGCCATAATTTCCCAAGGCATTGTTAATCATACCGCCTCGGCCGCCTTGGATGTTTGACACATTATTGCCGTAAGCACTTTGCGATCCGCCGGTAGATATGCCATAATTTCTGTAAGCGTCGTTTGCAGCAGCGCCATAGCCGCCATATGCGCCAACCATACCTTGTGCTGCGCCCATACCAACGCCTTGCAAACGCTGATAAGGATCAAGCGTGTTGGTGCGCATTGTTTGGTAACGACCAAAAGCGTTGTTATATTCTTGAGAAGCTTGCTCACCTGCGTAACCTGACGCTGCTTTCAAAGCATTGCCAGAAATCAACCCACCACGGGCAGCAGCCTGGCGATCAATACCTTTTAGACCTTCGCTTAACCGGAACGCATAGCCTGGGTCAACGCCTGCTTTAAACATCTCTGGCGTAAACTCAGCCGTGGCGTACTTGCCATAACCTTCCGATCCTTTATCTGCGCCAATTCCAAGATAATTAAGGAGTTGGTTTTGACCAGCCTGACCGGCTTCTTCATACGGTCTGTACAAACCAAGTTGGGCATCACTCGTTTCTCTTGCGACGCCTAATTGAGAATCAAGCGTTTGTTTGTAAATAGCTGCTTCTCTATTTAAACTGTCAAGTTGCGTGCGTATTTGGCTTGCAGTTGCTTCATCTGCGTTAGCCAATTGCCTATTAAGAACATCTTGTTGAGCGCTAATTGCTTGCCTTGCACTTTCAGCTTGTTGCGCAGTAGCTTCTCTAGCCGAATTGGCTTGTGTATTAGCTGCGCTTTTAGCTGCGTTAGAGGACACCACCCCCCCGACTACGGTGGCTCCTGCAACTGCTACCATTCCCCATGTCATGTCAATTCCTTTGCTTTAAATGATGCAAGTAATCCTAAGTCATTGTAACTTGGAGCAATTATTTCTGCTTCCATTTTTTCAAGGTTAGCTTCGCCTCGATGTTCTGTTAAATGAACGGTTGTCCAAAGCGTATCTTCCAACGCGTAAACTGCGCGCTTAAGCCCAACTTCAGAAATAAAGGTGCATGGTGCTTTGTATTCTTTCTGACCAAATTCGGTTGAAACAATCACTTTGCCTTTAGTTATAAAATTCAAATGCTCATGGCGATGAATCTTACCAATAATAACGGTTCCTTTTGGGATCGTCATTTCTCTAGCATAAGTGCAGCAACCATACTTGTCATCCATTGGAGTAAAGTAATGCTTAAGCGTGCAGTCTTCTAAAGCAGACGGCATTACCTTGTCTGCTATTAATTTTTGCATTTTCTCTTGTGCTTCAAAAATACGTTGCCTAAATTTAACTTTAGATGGCGTATTTTGAAACAATGAGTCGCTATATTTAACAGTAATATTCATTCTAAAACCCAAAGCCATGTTTGATGATCTAGTATATAACCAACGCCTGGGCATGGAGCATAAAACACTTGGTTAACAGCATCCCAAGTAAATCCATTTTCTCCATAATTACCGCGATATGGCGGCAATCCATCTGGTTGCCAATCATGGTTGTAATGAACATTTCCACGCGTGTAAAAGTCAGTCAAATAAAATAATGCAGGATTGCCAAGTGCGCCGGAATCAATAAAAGATTGATCGGCAACAATTACATTCTCAACAATTCCATCGACAACTTTAGAAAAGTTCATAATTACACCAAAGGAACTAAATTGCTAGAACTAGAAAAAGTATGTTTCCAACGAATATTTGGTGTTGTGCCTGATGACGTAACAGTTCCACCCGTAAACAATTGAACTGAATTAACGTAGGTAACAATAACACCACCGTTTACGTTTCCAGAGCCATAAGTTGACCCGCCTGAACCGCCTGCTGAGTTTGGCTGTACGCCATCGGTATTACTAATTGATATGCCAACTCCACCAGCACCAATACCATAAATTACGGTGTCAATAGGCCAAGTAACGCCAGCACCGCCATTGCCACCTTGTGCAAAATAATCAGGTGTATTTCTTGCGGCTCCATTTCCACCACTTCCACCTGCGCCACCGCCTCCACCTCCGGCATAGCCATCGCCGCCAGAAGTCCAAGGAGCGCCAGTAGGTGGATAATAAACACTGTTTCCATTCCCGCCCCTAAATCCAGCGGCGCTTGTGCCACCGTCAGCCCCAGACCCTGATCCGCCTGCTACAGCAGTAATGCTGTTAAAAGTTGATGCACCGGATACGGCACCAACAATAACAATGTAAGTAGCGGTGGTAATAATGTTGCCGGTCAATATACGAACTTGACCGGCACCGCCTCCGGCTGGAGATATAGTGCTACCGCTAGTCCCGCCTCCGCCAACAACTAGATAGTCAACCGCAATAGTGCCAGGGCGAAATGCGCTATTAAGCCCAAAAGACCCAGCAGAAGCAGCACCGATTCTAGATAAGCGTGGCATGGTTAAGCAAACTTTGTTTGAGAAGCTAAAACGCTAAATGTTGCAATACCAGTCTTGGTAATTGCAAACGTGTATACGTCAGTAGAGTTTGTATTGCCAGCAGCAGGAGCAGCCCCGCCTTGCCATTTTGGCGTAACGGTTGTTCCGTCAATTTTTATAACGTTTGCGTAATATGCAGTTGCACCTTGCGCAGCCAGAAACGTGACAGAAATGGTTTGCCCAGCTGCCATAATACTATCTAAAGAAACGGTTGATGAAGCTCTAAAATTTAACGTCCAATTTGCAGAAGCATTTGCTGTATAACTAACAATTGATTGCGATGCAATATCAAAATTAATTGTTCCAGTTGATGCCGTTGCGCTAATGGTTGTTGGTTCAACAATGTATTTTGTATTAACGTAACCAGCAATGACATAGCTTGTATTTACAAAATTGGGAATATTGCTATTTACGTTTAAAAGTTGAAAACGTGTTCCATCGTATTCAATTAAAGTTAATGCACTTGCAACGATATCACTAGCCACTAAAGCTGTGCTTCCAAATTTTGTAACTGATTTAACGCCTAGCGAATCAATATCAATTGTAACTGCGCCAGTGTTAGAGTTTTGCGCAATAAAACTATATTGTGACCCTGCCGTATAACCTTCAAGCGGTGGCGTAGCTAAACCAGTTAATGCGTTTGTTCCAGCCACTGTAATAAGGTTGTTAGCTGTTGTTGGATCATTAATAGACGGTATGCCGTCATACGACCCAATCTCAACAAAAGTGCTAGATTTTAGTAAAAATTTATATAGCACACCGCCGTCTAACCAAATCTCAGCAGGAGTGCGCCCAGCAGAATTTAGCACGATTGGGTTGGTATTGTTTGCCAAGCCAGTACGCGAAGTGTAAGTAACAGCTGGCGTTGATGTGCCAGATAGGTACGTGTAAATTAACCCACCAGACAACGGTAATCCGTTTGCGTCAAAGAATTGCGCACCTGCGCCAGCAAATGCTGAAAGGTTAATAGACATTAGACTATTCCTGTAATGATGCCGTTGACAACCGTCACGGTTTTGCCATCTGTTGTAGTAAACGTGCCGTTGCCAACTGGTGAACCACCACCTAGTTGTTCAAACAAAGCATTATAAAAACGAAACCATTCACGGGTCATTGTTCCCGTCTGTGGGTCAGACACAGGCACTTGTGAAGATGGGATTCTAGTTAAAGCGTTATTAGGCATTTGTAGCCTCCACATCAAGTTCAGCAGCCATAATGGCGATTTTAACTGGGTCTGTGCCTGAAATTTCATACACACGGTCACGCAGCTTCATGGTCATGCCAAGTCTACGCCAAATGACACGCTTAAAGTACTCGCCCACTCCGCCTATTGATCTCCAATGTTCGCTTGACCATGTATGGCCACCGTCATCAGACCAACGAAGCATCATTTGTGGTTGCACAAAATTATCTACATGGTAAATAATTTCAACGTAATCATTAATGATAAAATCGCCAACGATTTGCAATGGGTCAAGGTAAACGTGACCAGGTATCTCAGTAACGCCTAGCAACCCTACGCCAGTCTCGCAATCCAATTGCAACGAATGCTGCGCAGTGCGTTTAAGGTTGTTTGTGCCAGTTGGCAAAGCACGCCATGAGCGCAGCCATTTTTGAGCGCGAGTATGATCCGAATATTTTTCTAAATCAAACGCGTAAATATTACCGTTTTGATAGTCGCCTACCAATATTTGGCTGTTAAACGATACTTGGCAATTACTTCTGTGACGACCAAACTCGCCATTTGTAAAGCTTGCACGCTCATGCCAAGCTTGTGTGGCAATGTCGTATACCCAAGTAGCTTGTGCAGTTGGAAACGTAAGTACATAAAAAGCATGACCGTCCTGTTGGTACGAATACGCAATCGCATCCGAGATGTTGCCGTACTGTTGTATCTGCCATTCAATGGCATGGGTACTAACCCTAAGACCAGTATAACCGTTTGAGCGGTACACAATGCCCTGACCACGATCATCAGCACCTAACCAAAACAAACTGTTATCAAGCTTGGCAACAGAAAATGTTGCAGCGCAACCAATTTCGTTAAACGCACCTTGGATACGTTGCAATGGAAAACCCGCACCAGCTGCCGCAGCGTTATACCAAACCTCAACAGAGTTGCCGCCAAACAACCAGATTTCTGATCGGTTGGTAATAGATGACACTATGTTGTCTGGATCGCCCTCTGCGCTTGCAAAGTCAAGCGGGTCGATAGATGTAGGGTCAAGCAGTGTAGTCGTCCACACGCGCTGGCTATTAGGCTCAATAAATACAAAGTAACCATCAAGGTACGATACTGTTAACGCACCAGGGAAGTCTACGTCGGTAATTTCGCCATAAGCATTAGTTGTTGAGTTATAAACAAACGTTGGCCCGTTACAAGCAACCATTAAATGATTGCCGTCATCAGTCATAGAGACTGGACCGTCATTGGCTAACATTCCTAACGTAACAGCGTTATATTCAGAATCTACTTTGTATAACGTATTGCCTGACGCAACATACATATAATTGTTAAACGTCCATAACCCACGAACAGGTCCCGTTCCAATTGCTGCGATTAACTTAAGCCCAGGCGCTCTATTTAAAAACGCAGGCTCTTTGCCACCCTCTGCAATCAACTCTGGAAACAAATTAACCATGCGGTTATCCGCAGCATTGACGCTGCGTGCAACATAAGCTGATCCCAAAATAGGCGACTTCATTAGTAGTTACCAGCAAAGATATTGAAACGCTGGCGTGTCGCAACGATAGAGTAAGGCAGAGCCATAATATCGCCAGGGTTGTTGATGCGCTTTAAGTTACGCTTAGAATACATCGCAATGCGTGACACGGTAGGCGAAGGCTCAACACCAAAGGTTGCTGCAATCTCACAAGCTAAGTTAAATTTAAACGCACGCAGGTAACCTGGTGGAAACGCCAAGTTAGTTGAAAACTGTGCAGGCTGGGTTAATTCAGCAATAGAAATAAAGTGCCATTCCAAAATCTTTGTAGGCACCGGATAGACTGTCATGGTTACGTTTGGAAACTCATTGTTTACAAACATAACCTGTGGATAAGTCGAGGTCACCGTTTTAACCGCAATACCATCGTACTGCTGCTGGTTAATAAGCTTGATGCCAAACGAGATGTTATTTGATGGATCGCGGAAGTATGTTGAATCATCAATCTCAATTGGACGATTACCAACAAAATCACCGCTTGGACCTAGTGTTTGTGTTTTAAGCCCTGGTGGCCATAAATACGTTTGGTCTTGCGTAGCAAACACCGATAGACGTTCTGTGTTCCAAGAATCAACCATTTGGTCAAGCGCAACCAATGCGTCTTGTGCAGTTGCAGCAGAAGGCTCTTCGCTTTCTGCCAGCATACCCAAAAGGCGCAATGCGCCTGTGATTTGATCTCCGGCTGTTGTGTTAGCCATATTACTCTCCGATTGTACGGGGGGGACGTCCTTTATGTCTTACTTCCAGTTCATTTGCTACTGGAGCCGCGTCAACCTCAAGCGTACCGACAGTATATCTCACCCAGCCATTACTTTCATCATATTCTGCTTCAGCTTCTGCAATTGCAACTTTAGAGCCGTGCTTAGGGTGTTTTAAGTAAATCATTGTTTTCCTTTAAAAAGGGCGGGTTTTACGCCGCCCTTATTTACCATCGTCTATTCGGTATGGTGCTAACTACCCGCTTAGCCCCACATACGCACGGCTGTGACCGGACGGATCGCTGCAAAACCATATAAAACATCCACACGACATGGAAGCCGGTCGTTGTTAATGTCATATTGACGAACGATACGCAACGAAATGCCGTTATGAACTTGACGCGAAGCCATGTCCACACCCTGTGGCAACAACAAGTCAGCTGTTGCAAAAGCAATCGCATCTTTGTGGTAGATCAGGTTTTGAGCGTACTGAGTAGCAGAGCCACCCAAGAACGTCAGCACAGCGCTAGCGGCTGGGAATGAATCCACAGTAGCCAATGCGTTAGCAGGTGTGTACATCGCAGGCGAAACTGTCAGCGTAGCGGTTGTGCCACTTGACACGGCAACGTCAGCTGTCACAACAAATTGCTGCAACGAACCGGTTGATTGACGGGTCTGTGGGTTAACAGCAAACACGCCAGCAACTGTAAACACATCACCAATTTTAAAAGTTGGTGAGCCGCTGGTGAAGCTGATTGCCAATGAAGTTGAACCTTGAGCAGCAACAGTCGTTGCAACGATAGGAGCAACAGGCGTAACACCAGTTGTGTGGTTAACGATTGACTGCGACATATTGATCTCGTCCAGACCCAAAATGCCTTCGCCCATCATGCCACTCTTGAACTGACGGCTGATAGTGCCTGTTGGGTTAAAGAGACCCTTCATGCCTTCAACCAGACCGGCGTTAGCAGCTGGGTTAACAGTCGCATAGCGCTGATCCATAGGTGTCGCAAACTCGTTAAGCTTCTGGTTAGCTTGGAGCAAAACCAATGAAGTGGAAGGAGTCGAGCCAGGTGTACCAACCGAGTTGTAAATGCCTTTGTAAGCCGTTGCAACGTCAGCATCAACGCTAGAAGCCAATTGGCTTACGCGAGGCTTAAGCACACGTTCTGCAAAGTCATCTAACTGCATGGTCAATTCAGCAGAGGTGAAGTTAACACCAATGTGCTTCTGTGACGCAACAGTCAAAGTTGTAAATTGCTCATTGTCGTCCTGAACTTGCAGGGCGGCACCGTCTGTCACCAACGCACGGTCGGGTAAACGGATACGCAGTGTGGAACCAATCTTGGCACCTTCAACAGCGAAGGAGTCATCATACTGGCGGTTGACGTTACGTGTGATCACAAGGTTGTTCTCGAGGATTTCGAGACACTTACGTGTAATCATGTCGATTGTGAGAATCGAATTACTCATGGTAGTTCCTTTAAGAAGTATTTAGCGGTTTCGCGCTTCAAGCTTTTTTATCTGTCGCTGGCGATCTGCTTCGATCCATTCCGATGTACTCATTGATTTAATTGAGCGTGGATCGGTTGTATCGTAGTTAGATGAGCCATTGCTTCTAGCTGTGACAGGTGAAATAGGCGAGGGCGCATTTGAAGTACGTTTAACTGGAGGATTGTCTGCTAATCTAGCTTCAATCTTACCAATCTCTTTAGCTTGCAAAATAGGTTGCAGTCTGGAAATACGTTCAGCTTCTTTTGGGTTAGCCCCTAAGTGGTAAGCCACTTCTGGACCAATATCGGAAGCCTGAATGGTCTGCGCCATCACGGCTGTGATTGTTAGGTTTGGGTTATAAGCAACTTGTTCAAAGTCGTTATATTTAGACCGAGCCTCTTCCTCTTTGTCGTGATACGCATCAAGAATCTCAGATTGTTGCTTACGCTGCTCACGTTCGATTAGTTTTTGTTCAGCACGCTGTTCTGCCAATGCTTCGACATAATCTTCGTCTGACGTAAACTGCTCTGGCGTGACAGGTGCGGCAAGAGCCTGGGGTGCTTGTTGCGTGCGTTCCCTTTCCCACTTACGCTGTTCTCTTGCAAGTCGTTTACCGATGGCTGCATCAAGTTCTTCTTGTGTGAAGGTCTTGCTTGCTGCTTCGGATACTTCCGGCGCACTAACTTCAGATACCGATTCTGCCGTAACTATCGGTTCTGGCGCGGGTACTTCCGCTAAGGTTACTTCTTCTGACATTTTTGTTTCCTAAGAAACCCCAGTCTAACGGGCTGGTACGTTTACATTGTATTACTTAGTTTCTTGCGGTGCAACATTATGCGTTATAAGTCCCGCTAGATGTAAAGGTATGAATCGTAAAGCCACCAGA